TTCATTAGATAATTTCTAAAACCTCATTGTTTAGGCAAGACCTAGTTACGGGCTTAGCTAGGTTAAACTAAGCGACTTTGAAAATTCGACCTCGTGAATCGAGTATAGACGAAGCTTTACACGGTGGGCAATATAATTGTATGAGTTTAGTAGATAATGCGTCAGTGTGGCTGATATTAAGGATTCTTGTAAGTGCAAGGTGTGCGTAGTGGAAAAAGTGAACTAAATTAGACGCTATTCAGATATATGAATAGGATTTGCATAATTATTCAGTTTAGTGAATAAAAAGTGCATAAATATGCAATGTGGTTTCGAGGTTAGAAAATATTCAATAAAAGATATGATTCATTAGAAATTACCTAAAGAAATTAGACATCATTTAAAATAAAACGTGGTTAGCTAGAAAATATTCAGTTAAAGGGGTTGACGGTGAATCGTGGAAATGATTTNNNNCACTTAGAACACTGAACTCACTACGCAGACTACGTGACTAGCTTAGGGTGGCTAGGAAAACTAAGTAGAACTAAACGTGACTTAGTTGAACATAGCAAACATAGTATAGCTTAGAGTACACAGCTTTTCTTAGAGTGACTAGGAAAGTTCGGAGAGCGAAGCCAGCCCACCCACCCAACAAAAATTTGTTGTATTCATGGGTAGACTAGGTTGTCCCTAGTAAGGCTAGGTTGTTCGTTGCTACGCTCGCTACGCTCGCTACGAATATAGCTCCCCTCCTCGTTCCTCGTCGGGGCGTGGTTACGACATGGCGCGCTTGATGCCCCCCGGGGGTTTGGACCGTCGGGTAGCCCGAGGGGTATGCATAAACACAGTACTTTACGCACGACATTTCGCAAAATTCAGAAAATCCGAGCTGTACAAAGTTTAGATGGGCTGTTACTAACCCACCAAACGAACCAAGTTAATCTCTACTGTCAAGTACGCTTAGTTTTACAAAGCGCACTATGTTCCACCGGGCAAGCCAAGAAATACTAGACACTCTCCGCTCACCTCAACCTGTCACCGCTACTCGCAGACAGTACACCCCCCAATGGACGACACCCCCTACCTATGGGGGCATATCGCAGTTCTCTAAAAATTTTTGGGTAAAAAATACCCCGTAAGGCTCAAGGTAACCTACACGGGGTGGAGAACTTAGACAACCAAAAAAAGGAATCCTACCGAAAAAACAGACACTATTATACACACTCGCTATTCTCTGTCAACACCTTTTATGTTAAGATCCACTAATAAGATTACGTTATTATAAGGTGGTGCAATGAACACAGTTCAACTAAAGTTGGAAGATGAGTATCATGACAAACTGCTCGCATTCTGTATGAGAAACGGTGCAACGAAGTCAGATGCAATTCGCTATATGATAGATATATTGAAATTAACAGGGGCGAGCGATGTCGAATTTGACAGATGGTATGACAATAGACACAACATTGCCTGATGAACAAGCAGGTACACAAGTCGCAGAAAACCAAGCACTCCCAGACCTTTCTGATATTCTATCCAGCATAGATTTTAATGCTAAGCCGATGGAGTATGGGAAGACGGCAAACCACGGGCACTTCCATGTTGGTAAGTGGGGTGCGTTAATTTTAGAGCTTATCGCAAATCCTGCGGACGAGGAGTCTATTCTAGAGACGTATGGCTTAACTAAGTATCAATACGAGAACCTAAAAGCCAGTCCGTTGTTCCAGCAGGTCTATAAAGAGACAGAAAGCGCGGTACTTTCGCAGGCAGCGAGTGGAGCATTTCACTTAGCCGCACGGCGTGTAGCAGAGCAAGGGCTAACGGTAATGGAGAACATTATCGCCTATGGTGATGATAAGGACAGAATCAAAGCCTTTGAGACCGTCACTCGCCTGGCCAACCTAGACCCTGCTGTGCAGGCTAAACTAAAAGAAGACAAAGTGGTACAAAGTGGTGTACAACTTGTCGTGAACTTTGCACCTGGGCTTGAGCCACCGAAGGCCTTCCAAGGGTCGAGTGCGACCGTTATTGATGTTCAACCGGAGAAAGTAGATGAGATTTAAACTAAGTGACAAAAACAAAGATGCCCTTAAAAGCAGTGTGATGGTAGGGGTGAGCTTCGCAGTGTTCTGGTATGGGCTGGTGTCCTACGCGTGGAGTGAGCACGTGAGCCCTCTATTAGTAAGTGGGATAATGTTCGTGGTGGGCCTAGTCCTTGGGCTGGTTACTACGTGGTATACAGAGGAGTAGTCCATGTCACAGATTGTGATGCCGACATATAAGCCATCTCCAACAGCGATAAAGTTCCATACCAGTAATGAGTTCGTGCGCGGCGTTATCGCAGGGGTTGGTACGGGTAAATCAGTAATGATGATACAAGAACTGCTGCGTCGGGGGTTTGACCAAGCACCTGGGCCAGATGGCGTGCGACGGACTAGAATGGGGTTAGTTCGTTCAACATATCCTAACCTTCGTCTAACTACTATTAAAACATTTAGTGAGTGGGTACCACCATTGCTTGCACCGGTTAAACAGACCGCACCAATGACGTCACGCTTTACAGGTGGGCTACCAGATGGGACACGGTTCGATATGGAGTTCGTGTTCATTGCGTTGGAAAACGTGCAGGACGTACAGAAACTCAAATCCATGGAGTTCACCATGATTTTTATCAACGAAGCGCGAGAAGTGGCCTTTGAAGTTTTTGATACGTGTAAAGAGCGGGTGGGACGTTTCCCACCTTATGATGAGCGCACGAACACAGGTGGTTGTACATTTAGCGGTGTGATATTTGATAGCAACCCACCGGGAGAAGACCATTGGATAGCCAAGCTTGATCGTAACCCAACGGAGAGTAGTAAGATTTTCCACCAACCTGCACCGTTTATAGAGAAGGTGAATGCCAAAGGTGAGATAGAGTATATTGACAACCCGGACGCGGAGAACTTGGAGTATTTGAATCAGAAACCACCACCGGAAGGAGTGGTGTATACGCGTGAACAACGACGTGCGTTCGGGTATGCCTACTATCGCAGACAGTTGGACGGTAAGCCTAAACACTATATTGACACCGAGATTATGGGTAAATATGGGAGCAACTTCGACGGCCGTCCTGTGTATCAGGAGTATTGGGCTGAAGAGATGGTGTGTGAGTATCCGCTTGAAGCTAAGTATGGCTATCCTGTTATTCTTGGTATAGACACCACAGGTCTTAACCCTGCAGTGGCGTTCGGGCAGTTAGAGATGGGGGTGTTGCAAATCAAACATGAGTTGTTGGCGCTCGATATGCCGTTCGTACCATTTGTGCGTGACGTGTTAAAGCCGTTCTTGGCACAACATTATCCAGGGTGTCAGGTGGTGGCGTACACTGACCCTGCCAACCCACGGGATAGTAATCGAGGTGAGACACCCGTTCAGGTGCTTCGCCAATATGGCATACAGGCACAGAACGCACCAACTAATAAATTTAAGGCACGACTAGATAGTGTGATTAGCTTCTTGCAGCGTAGAGGTGGCTTGTTGATCGACAAGCGATGTGAGAAAATAATCAATGGCTTCCGTGGCGGCTACCACTACCGACCATTGAAGATTAGCGGAGTAGGGCAAACCTTCTCGAGTGAACCGGTGAAAAATGAGTTCAGCCATTTGGCTGATGCTGTTCAATACCTGTGTAACGGTATACGTCACGGTTCGGATAATCAACAAAACCAACACACTTATAGACGTTCAGCGTCCAAACGTGTGTACTAAGGGGTAGGTAATGGAAATTAAAGAACGCCTAGGTCTCGCGCAAAAGATAAGTGAGAGCAAGGGAGAAAAAGCGGTAGAGTTCAAAGACAGCCTCGCTCGCATGGTGAAGTCTGACTTTGATGCGGCAGTGCGTCACAGAGCATTGCATAAGTTTGGTGACTATACTGCAGAAGAAGTGCTGAATAACTGCTATGCACAATATTATGGTGAAATCCCCTGTGATATTAAAGAAGCATTCGGCAATATGCCGATGCCTAGTCTTACGCAGTTAAAAGTGAGTGCACTTAACGCGTGGATACGTGACTTGTTGTTCGGTAGCGGTGGGACACCGTTTACGGTTGAGCCTACACCAATCCCAGAGCTTAATAAAGAGATTGAAGATGAAGTGCTTATGCGCGTCAAAGAGGTTATCTTTGGTAAAGTGGAGAATGTTATTCCACAAACTAAGCACGACATGGAGAAACTTATTCGCGACGAGAAGAAGTACGTACGTGATGCTATGTTAGTAGCTGCTAACAACGCAGCGAAAGCGATGGAAACGGTGATGTGGGATCAGTGTGTTGACGGTGGATACAATAAAGCCATGAAGAAATTCTTACAGGACTTTTGTATTTATCCGTATGCGGTCTTAGAAGGCCCAGTACCGGAAGTGCGGACGAATTTTGTGTGGAGTGGTAACACTCTGAAGGCTAAAGATGAGGTGGTCTATGCGGTCAACCATGTTAGCCCATTTGACTTTTTCTGGTCTTCTGACAGCACAGACACACAGGACGGTTCATATGTCATCGTTCGCAAGCGTTACTCACGTCAGCAGTTAGTGAAAATGGCCAAACTTGATTCCTATATAAAGGAAAACGTGGTAGCAGCACTTGAACATTTCAGCGACCGTAACACACCGGTGAACTGGTTGGGTAGTAATCCAGAAGATTCTAACGACATTATCCCGTGGGACGGTAAGACTTCATTAGAAGTACTTAAGTATTATGGGTCGGTACGTGGTGCGACGCTAAAAGAGTACGGTTTAACTGAAGTCGAAGATAACGAGTACTACGAGTGTATCATTCACACGCTAGGCTGGTTCACATTGAAAGTAGTAATTAACCCTAATCCTAACGGCCATAAGCGTCCTATCTACGTAACAAGCTATGAGAAGACAGGTAACGGCATCATGGGATACGGCATAGCACAAAAAGTGCGTGAGGTTGAGCGTGCGTTCCAAAGCTGTCTACGTGGTATGATTAAAAATATGGAGTACTCCAGTGGCCCGATTGGTGAGGTTGACTTTAGTCGCATTCAGCAATGGATTACGGACGACCAAGTAGGTGATGTTGAGCCATTCACAGTTAACCCAGTTGATCCAGACCCAGTTGGTGGTGGACGACCTGCTTATGTGTTCCACAACTTTCCAAATAACACGGCATCACTAAGCAATGTGTGTCAGTGGTTCATGTCTCTCGCAGATATTATGACCCAAATTCCGGCAAGTATTCATGGCCAACCAGTAGGCACAGGGGCTAACCGTACGTTCCGTGGTATGTCTATGTTGTATGGTAACGCACTGAAAGGTGTGCAGAGTGGGATTACTAACATTGATGATGATGTGGTGTCTCCATTTGCAACTGCTTTATATATGTATAATCTCAAGTTTAACGACCGTGAAGACATTAAGGGTGATGCTAAAGTAGTCGCTCGCGGTGCTAGCGGTCTCATGGAGAAAGAGCTTAAGAAAAACGATATGCTTGAAGCAGCACAAGTGGTGGCTAGCCTTGCTCAAACTGGTAGAGTTAAACCTGAAGCGATCGATAAGGCAGTGGATAGAGTATTACAGGCACTTGACTTGGTGGACTACGACCTTAATGATATCATAGATAAGGTTGGTGGAGAGGACGAAGCACAAGTTGATCCAATGGCAGCGTTACAGAGCCAACCACAGCCTGGCCAACCACCGGTTGAACAACCTCAGCAGTAATTAAGTAAAAATTTTACAGAAGTAAGTTGCTACTTACTAACTTCTATAATAGAATATGTTGTAATCTCAAAATAGGGGAAGAACTATGAGTTCACTTAATGGACGTAAAATGAAGCTTGGCGACGTAGTTTACGACGTGCTAAAAGGCATGGGCCAAGTAGTTCGCGACGGTGGCGGCACACTTAACGTGGTAGTACGTTTCCGTGAAGGCGATGAGTTATCGTACGCACAAGATGGTACATTCCAAGGCGAAAAACGCTTATATTGGAAACCACCTTACATATTAGAGCCACGTGGCCCTAACGATAAAGCCTACGACGATGCAATCGCATTAATCACACCTATCTACAATAAGTTGGTAGAACGTGAAGCAGGTAATCAATAAGTGGCAAGACTTCATCTGGAGCAAGGTAATTGTTCCCGTTGCAGACTTGTTTAGACTAGAGTGCGAATATTGCTGGTGGTGGCGAGGATTCTTAGTGGGTTCAATCGTAGCATCAGCACTGTTCATTTTGTTTATAAAGGTATTGGAGTTGCTATGACTTGCCAAATTACAACAAGCCGTAAGGCTGGTAATACAGTTCAAGCACAAGAGCCGAATGTGTTGTTCAATGCACGATCTAGCAACACAGTATCGCATATCTTCCACGTAGACCCATGTGTACCGGTTAAAATCTGTACATTCGGTTTAGGGGCAGAAGACGGACTTGTGTTACACAAAGTTCACCCAAAAGCGGGCAATATGCCACAAGGCTATGGCTGTATCTGTAGTGCAGAGCCTGGTTCTTCTGTTAATATCGAGATGAGTGAGCCGTTTAAAATTAACGGTGAAACCGTCGAGTTGACAGCGAAAAACAGCGCAGTGTTCCTAACTATCCCAGGTTTATTCATTCTTGAGATGAAAAACAAGTCAATGTTAGGCAAAGTATTCTGTACTATCACAGAAGTAGAGTGTTGCTGCTTACCAAATAAATTAATTATCGGTAATTAATTATGTCAAAACCAGTTCAAATAATCTCGCCAAAATCAACCTCAACGCTATCTAGAGTATTCCAAGTATACCCTGGCTATGCGATGGTGATTTCGTCGTTTAATTTCCAAGGCGAAAAACACAATGACGTAGGCGATGTGATTGAAGACGGAGACTGTGCTGTACTACATAAGCTGAAAGTAGAGCACGGAGAAATGCCACACGGCAATGGCTGTGAGGACGGAGAATGTCGTCAATGCATATTTGAGCCTGAAGAATTAAAGATCGTCAGTTCTGAGCCAGTTATGTTATGTGAGGACACTATGGCTCACTTTTGTGGCCAGAACTTGACGGTTCTTTCCGTACCTGGGTACTACGCGTTCGAGTTGTGTCGCGAAGCATCGTTAGGTAAAGTGACTATTGAGGTAGAAGAAATTACTGCCGAGGTAGCGAGATTAATTCCACAAAACTTTTTCCATGGAGCATAAGATGTCAAGTTGTATGAAATGTGGTAAGTCAGCGGGTATTCCTTCATCTATCCCGATGAAAGATATGCGTACTGGTACAATGCGTTCGGTGCAAACTAGTGCTGACTTAGCTATGGCTAAGCCTAAACTTAAAGACCAACGCGGTATGAACCAAACTAAACTTAACGTGAAGAACCCAGTACGTGGCTAAGATTAGATTTGGTTGTTACGATGTAACAGAAGAAGATATGAATTTGTTGACAAAGCTGTTCGCAGACCCGCTTGCAACTCAACAGTTCGTATCTTTTTTGAATAAAGTTCAGCGTAGCAATGAGAAGTTGCATGATACTACGGCTAAGATGTATTTAATGACAGACACACCGGAGCATCGAGCAATGGCACTTACCTACCGAGGCAAGGCAGAGTTTGCGTTAGAAATGGCGCAATTAGTTAAACAAGTCAATAAATAGGACACGGATTTATGGCTAAATATCAATTCGCAGAACAGGCGCGAAAAACACTGGAAGAAAACGGAGTTGTGATTAACGACGATGGTACGACAGGATTCGCAAAACAGCCTGAACAATTTGTTGTAGGCGACGAAGCAAAACCAGCGGAAACTCCTTCACAAGAAACACCACCTGCACAGGTGGAAGAACCGGCTAAACCAAACGCCGAAGAAACTCAAGCAGAGAAAGACGAGCGCGATCGTTTAATCGAGATGCAACGCCAAGAACTGGAAGAGTTACGTGCGAAAGCTAACCAAGCACCAGCACAAACACAGCCTGCTAAGTCAGAGCGTGAGACAGAATTAGAAACTGAACTTGCTGCACTTCGTGCACAGTTGGCTGAGAAAGAGACTGCACAGTCTGCAGACGAGTTCCGTGCGATGCTAGAAGCGCAAGGTTTCGACAGTGAGAATTTAGATGACGACGTATTGTTAGAAGTACGTGAACGTCTTATCGCTCCAACAGCGAAGAAACTCACTGCGCTAGAGCAACGACTATCGAAAGCGGAAGAAAGATTCCGTGAGCCTACACCAGCAGAGCGTTTAGAACAAACTAAACAAAAGGTGTACGGTGAAATTAAGAAAGAGATTCCTGACTTCGACACTATCTTTAACTCAAAAGAGTTCAAAGAGAAGTTGACAGCCAGTGATGACCGATTCCCTACAGCTACGTATGGCCACGCGCTACAAGAAGCTTTAGAGAACGGTCGTTCAGATTTTATTATTCGTGAGATTAAATCTTTCATGGGTGGTAAAAAAGACCCATTATCTGCAATCGCAGACGTGAGTGGGTCAAACGGTGCAGGTAAAGCAACCGAAGCGAAAGCAGAAGAAAGTGGCTTTACATTCACTGATGAGGAAGCTAGAAAAATGTTGAGAGCATTCCAAATGCGTGATATTTCTCGACAGGAGTATAGTGAATATCGATCAAAACTGGACGCACATCGTCTAGGTAAATAACACAATAGGAGCTAACAATGGCGCAAGCAGGTTTAGGTTCAGCGTCCGGTTATGGCAGTATCCACGATACTCCTCTCGCAACGAAAGGTTACCATAGCCGTATCATTGAACGCGGTTGGGAAAAAGACATCTTAGGTGAGATCGTTAATACCCGTATCGTAGCGCAAGCATTCGACTGTAACCAAGTAGTAGAATTCATCTTACAACCAGACGTAGGTCCATGGCGTAAGTATGAAGATAACCAAGTTATCAAACCGGACACTGTACAAATCACATCTGTACAAATGACACTTTGTAACCAAGCTTACAAAGCAATCAAAATTGATAACAACTTACAACGTAACCTTTGCCAATTCTGGTCAAAATTCGAAGCAGGTTTCTTAGATTCTTGCTATCGCGAATTATCCGGTATGTGGCACAGCTTCGTATTATCAGCAATGGTATTAGAAGCAGACCGTCGCAACAAAGGTGCGAACGCAGGTCGTGACCGCTCTATCAACTTAGGTACAGTAGGTGCACCAGTTCGCGTTACCCCAGGTAACTTACCCGTAAACTTAATGAATTTACGTAACGTATTAGTACACAACAGCCGTTGGAAAAATGGTGAAATGTTCTTAATCGTTCCACCTGAATTCAGCAATGTAGTGATCCAGTCTGAATACCGTTTAGCTGCGGATATTTCATGCTGTAAAGATCCTTCTATGTTATTAACTGGTGAATTACCGGGACAATTAGCAGGCTTCCGCGCAATCGAGTCTATGCGTACAATCAGCGCATTCGACCAAGCGGTAAACAAACAAGCGTATTACATCTTAGCGTTCTGGAAAGAAGCGTTTGCTTTCTATGGTGACATCACCGAAGGTCGTATCATTGAAGATAAAGACTACTGGGGTCGTCAATACCAAATGGCAGCGTTGTGGGGCGGTAAAGCAATTTACGGTGATGCAATCGCAGTTGGCTATTGGACTTTTGAGTAAGGAGTTTAAAATATGGCAGATGCAATTCTTACATTAGGCGGCCCATACCGCTACAACCGTTCTTCAACCGCGCGTCAAACTGTTTATGGTACAGAAAGCAATGGTGTACCTGAACGTATCGCTGGTGAATATATGCATGGTTTCTTTACTGTGGGTAACTCATTAAACCCATTATTCAGTGAAGGCCAAGCAGAAGCATTAGAAACTGCTAAAGTAGGTGCTAATGACTTTATTCACTTATTCGAAGTGCCGTCTAACCACACTTTAGTGGACTTAGCGGTACGTGTAGTTCCAGTTCAAGCAGAACGTGGCTACCAAGGTAAAGCAAACGCTGACGGCTTAGTAGTTTCTGTAGAAGCTCGCGAATACAGCAAAGAAACATTGAAACCTACAGGTACAACCTTAGAGTTAGTAGATGACTTAAGCGGTATTCCAGCTAACGCAGAAGCGTTCAAACGCAGCGCGGTAAAACCTGCAAGTGCAGGTCACTGGATCGAAAGCGACAAGTACGTAGTTATTGGCTTAAAAGTTGATAGCTTACCAAACGGTAAAGAAGTTAAATTAGCTGACATCACTGCTCGTATTGAAGTGACTGGTCACGCGTTTGACTACGAATGTCCGATTCACGTGTAATCACGGGGCGTGGGGTAACACCCACGCTTTTAAACTATGGCACGAAAATATGCGGATCTAGCCCGTCAAGCTAGAGAACGTTATAACCAACAATCAGATGGAGACCAAGAAATGGCTCAAGACACAATGAATGTTGCCCCACCAATGGCAAAGAAAGCACAATTTTTACGTGACGCAGACGGTACAATCTACCCATGGGTTCCTGAATTAGCGGCACGTGGCGACCTAGTCGCAGCGTATGACCCAGAAAAACCAGATGCATTCGCAGAAGACCAAGCACAAATCGCGTTGAACCGTGAATTAGAAATCGCAAAAGAACGCGCAGACGCAGAAGAAGTAGCTCGTCTTGAAGCGCAAAAACGTGCGGAAGAAGAAGCGGCGAAACGTGCGGAAGCAGAACAAATTGCACAAGCTAACCAACGTAACTTAACCCAAGCACAAGAAGCGTTAGCCCGTCAAGAAGAAGAACACGCGAAGAAAATCGCAGAGCTTCAAGCACAGATTGATGCAATGGCTAAACAGCAAGCGGAAGTTGCAGTGGAAGCGAAAGCACCTAAAGCAAAGGCTAAAAAGGTAGAGAAACCAGCGCCTGTAGCGGAAGAAGAAACTAACTTTGACGAAGTGGACGACTAATGACAACGATCAATGACTTGATTGTACGCGCAGCGCGTGACTTAAACGACTATACAGACGAAGTGCCAAACAAACAGTTTCAACGTTGGACGCAAGAACAACTACTAGGTTACTGGAATGAAGCGCTTTGTGTGATGTATACGCTCAACCCGAGTAAATTTAAGTGCGCCAAAGTTGCTAAATTGAAACCTGGTATTAACCAAGTATTCGATGAATGCAAGCGTGTACTATCAGTCATTGGTGTAAGCGACAAAGACGGAAACGTGCTGTATGAAATTGAGAAAGATACGGACGATAAGAAGTTAAAGTGGGGTGGCCATCGCCCACGTCACTGTACGACGTTTACACACAATCGTGACTTTAAGTTGACAAGCTATCGTATTTTAACGGATAAGGACGGTTCGGTTATGGTTAAACCAGCCGTTCCTTACGGTATGGACGTTCATCTTAAGTTCATGTGCGAAACACCACCACGTGAATTTCAGATGAACAATTTAAGTGCTGACATTGCGCAATCAAACTGCATCGACGTGACAATGGGCGTACACTGGGTACTTTTCCGGGCATTGATGGTAGATGAAGAAAGCCAGTCGTCAAACTCACTCGCAAGTCAGCACTTAAACTTGTTCTTTAAATTACTTGAAGTTAAGACAGAGACCGACAAAGACAGTAACTACAACCTTGAAGGGTTACCTGCAGTACTTAAGCAGTTGGTTGCTAGAGAAGTGGCTCGATACCAGTTGGGGATTAAATAATGTTAGACCAAATTGAAACCGTACCACTGTCTTATTTTATTGACGAACTTATGTTGCTTGACGGAATTGAGCAACCTATGGCAGAAGACTATATTCGCAAGGCAGCGATTGACTTCTGCACGAAGACGCAGATTATCAGACGTAAGCTAGATATTGATCTAATTGCGTGCGCTGACGAATATTTAATGGATCTTGAAGACTGCGACCGAGTGGTGAGTATTCAAGAAGCCTGTGGGTACGAGGTGTTAAGCAAAGAGCCTTGTGCTATGCCAGTTTGCAGCGGACACTACATTTGGTACGTGTCGCCAAATAGCTTAAAAGTTAGCCCTACGCCTGTTGAAAGTGGGAACAAGTTGAGGGTTGTGGTGTCCGTTGCACCAACACAAGATTGTTGTGAGTTAGATGCAGTGCTGTATCAGAACTACAGAGAAGCAATTATTGACAAGGCACTAGCCATGTTATATCGCATTAAGCAGGCACGTTGGTTCGACCTAAACCTTGCGACAATTCATGAAAAAGATTATAAACAAGCTATCGTCCAAGCTGGTGCAGACAGACTGCTAGGTGTTAGACGAGGTAAGATTCGATTAAGATCAGGTGGTATTTATGGCTAATTGTGGTTGCAAACCGTGCAGTAAAGAAATGCCGGAAAGTAAAACCAAGTGTAAGCAGTTCTCGCTCTGTGTAGGAAACAAATCACTGCACTATGACGGGAACTGTTTATTTGTAACTGATAGAAAGTATAAAATCCCAGACGGTACATATACGTCTGTTACGTTCAAAGACGGTTGCATCGTAGGCGTAGATAAAGCACCTTTGCCTATTTATACCCCACAAGCTTGTTGTGACGGTGCAGCACCTGTTACGGAAGCGCGTAGCGAGCCATTAACTGTCGCAGAAGGGACAGGTAACTTAGCGGTAATTGAAGGTAATAAACTCACCGTTGACCCAGTGTGGAAAACCACTAACACAGTAAACGTAGGCGGTGTAGGTACATCAGCTAATCCATGGAAAGCTGAAGTTGTACTAGCTAACCAGCACAACCGAATCGTTGCCACAGAGCACGGCCTTAAAGTTGAGTTAGAGTTTGGCTCGTCTGATACGGTGAAACTATCTGGATCAGGTACAGTTGCCGACCCGTACAAGTTCGCAGTGGATAAGTTGCAAGCAACACTACCTGAAGTAAATAAAGCTGAAGTATTAGGTAATGGGTTTACCATTACGAAAACAGGTTTATTCAAAGCAACAAACCCTGACTTAGAGCTAATTACTAACCTTCAGTTCTCTACCCCAGCTCTGACAGCGACAAACGCAGGCGTGGCGACAGTCATCAGCCTGCACGAGGACGAACTAGTTAAGGCAATCATCGCAAGTCCTACGGCACTGCAGAAATTGAAAACAGCACTAGGAATATAATATGAACTTGTTATACAAGAATTTCAAAGGCCTAATGCCACGCTATGACGACCATCTCTTAGGAGATGGTTTTGCCACAACTGCGGTTGACGTAAATTTATGGCACGGCACATTACGTCCGTTTCGAGAGAAAAAACTTTGTCACGCGATTAAGAAAGCGACTAAGTCTGTATTTTATGATAACTGCTGCTGGAAAGAATTCGACAAGTGCGTTGAATTTACACGTATGAATACAACGTGTAGCAGACAAGTTGTGACAGGGTTGTTCGACTATCCGGCAACTGCGTGTTCCGACGAGTGCAACCCGAAATGGATTCGCCTAGGCTTACCTTCTCCGAAAGGTACATTGACAGTTGAACGTCTAGATCCACTAAAAGATATTCAGCACTGCTATGCGGAGAACTTGATTGATGCAATCGACTACCAACGTGTGTCACGTTCATATGTATACACTTACGTAAATAGCTGTTGTGACGAAGGCCCTCCGAGTAGACCAACAGAGCTAATAGATGTCGACGACGGTGGCCGAGTGATGCTCAGTGGTTTCACCACACCTTCACAAGAATACGGTGTAGAGAAAGTACGAATCTATCGCCTTGCGAGTGGTTTTGACCAAACTAATACCTCGATTGATAACTTCATGATCGAGGAAAAGAACGCATTAAGCGAGTACTATTTAGTTGCCGAGATTAACATCACTGACGCAGCGTACGTAGATGACAAGCACGATTACGAACTTGGTTATGCACTTGAGACGCAGGAGTATGCAGAACCGCCTAAAGATTTACGTGACATTGTAACAGTTGACGGTACCCAGCTTGCAGGGATTACGAAGGGAAATAAAATCAGGTTCTCTACGCCTAACTTCCCACACGCTTGGCAGGAAGCAGACGAGCTAACAATCCCAGATACTGCGCAAGCCTTAATTGAGTTTAACCATAACGTCATTGTTTTAACCTGTGGTGCGGTGTATTTAATTGAGCCAATCGAAGATTGTAAAACAGTCGGCTGTCGCAGAGTACGTAAGACGATAGAGGACTACCCTCTGGTGAGTTGTTGCGGTGGTCATGGTTATGCGTTGACACCTAAAGGGGTGGTTTACGCGTCTATTGAGGGGTTGGTCCTAACTGACGGAATTCAGGCGACTAACATCACGTCACCCTACTTCGCACCTGATGATTGGCAATCTTTGCACCCTGATCGTATGAGTGTTGCGTACAACAGAGATAGTATCTATTTCTTTAGTGACGTGGCTGGATATTGTCTACAATTCCCAGTGAGTTTAGCGAGTTGGGATAACTCTCATCTTATCGCACTTTCTGATCGTCCACAGTTTGCCTTTGGTGCAAACGACGAGCTATATCTCGTAGAAAAAGACGGGGTGTATCGCTGGGATAGAGGGGATAAATTCCGTCCATACAAATGGGTAGGTAAGAAAGAGATTTCCCCAACACAGATAAACTTTGCTGGTGCGAAAGTAAGCCGTTATAATAACGGTGATGTGATGTTCAGACTAACTGGCGACAACATCTTAATCAAAGAATATCAACCCGTGGAGACCGAGAAGTTCCGTTTACCTAGTGGTCGTAGAGACGTAGAGTTTCAAGTAGAAATGACAGGTACAGCGGAAGTTTATCAAGTTGAGTTATCCACAAGTTACAGAGAGTTAGGCACGGTATGAAAGTACAAACAGTAAAATTCCCACAAACCCCAGAAGCAACGTTGGAAGAAATCCACTCACTACGTGGATTGTTAGATAAATATCATATGGAGCAATTCGGTACGGCTGATGTGCTCCCGTCAGAGATGTTGGCAATTATGTGGCACTCTGCACAGATTGACTTCATCGAAGCACTAAATGATGCAGACGAACGCATCGGTCTCGTTATGGTAAGTATCTATTCTAAAGTTGACGGCACTCGCGGTGCAAACATTATGGCAGCGTACGTAGAAGAAGACTACAGATCGCAAGGTGTATTTAAGCAAATGCTTAATCTAGCCAAAGTTGTATACCGTGCGAGAAATATTCTTACTTTGGACTTAAATGTTCCACTAGCTGTAGATGCGAGTTGGTTCGGTAAGGAACACACAAAGACGTACAGATTGGAGTTATAGTAAATGGGCTGGCAAGAAGTTCCGATTAGTGGTAGTTCGTCTACCTCACCAACTGGTACACCTGGTGCTGCGGTAACTCCGCCAGCACCTGTAAGTACGAGTAACATTCCGGAAGATAAGTTCCCTGGTGCGCTGAATACTGGGTGGACTGACTATTATCAATGGGCCAGCAAAGACTATAGTGCATGGAGTTCTGCGTTTGATGAAGCAGAATCTGCGCGTATTGAAGAAAGTAGAAGATGGTTAGAGTACTACAATACGGTGTATTCAGAAGATATGTCGTGGTGGAAGAAACTAACCATGTTCGCCTTAAATGGTGTACAACTATGGGCGTTGTGGAAGCAGTTCCAACAACAACGCGACCTGGCCGATAAAACTCATGACATCGCAGAACGTGTCCAGAAGATTGCGGAAGAACTATTCTCCTTTTACAAAGAGACGTACTACCCACATGAGATTGCGTTGAGTAAACAGATCAATGGTTACTTTGAGAGCCCATACTGCGCTAACTACTCCGGCACAGGCGACAAGTTCGATAACAATATGAAGTTAGCATTTCGTGCGGCACGTGAATCAGTAACAAGATGCACAAGTTCTATCTGTGCTCCGTTTACTGACAGTGATAATCTCTCTTGGGAGATCGAGCAGATGCAAGCGAGAGGTAATGCTCGCAACGGTGCTTATCGCTATGAAGAACTTCGCAAGGACACCAAAGATAACAAATGGCTTGAGCTTCGCATGAAGTTTATTCAGATTGGACGAAACGTATCTCAAGACGGACAGAACGGTATTATGAAAGCGTTTAATACGTTTAGTAGTTTCGGGGCAGACCCAGGTGCTGCCCTTAGTCAAATGCTAGGTGTACTATCTAATACTGTAGGACAAATGATTTCTTCGCCTACCGCACCGAAAAGCGATTTATCGCAACTTAAATCAAGTAATCTGTTGTATCAACCGTACTTTGGTAACGTTATGCAGTCTGGTGACGTACAACCTGCGAAAACGCAGAAGATTACATATACGGGGTAATAACACATGGTAGCGTTTACACTCACGAACTATCAAGCCCTCGCACAAGCACAAGGCCAAGAATACGAAAAGGCACTTAAAGCACGGGTAAAAGAAGAGTTCGACAAGAACAAGGAGAACCACTCCAAGTGGGCGAGTAAGTTCTCCCAAGCCGAATCTGAACGTCGCAAGGAAGAGACCAACTGGCGTAAGTTCTACGCGAAGGTTTACAAGGAAGAAAACTCGTGGTTGAAAGAAACTGCGTTTTATATCCTAAATGGGATCCAACTTTGGGCTTTAACTCAACAATACCAGCAACAGAAAGAGATTGCTGACCGAGTTTATGACCTAGCTAACCGACAACAACGGATAGCAGAGGAGATGTACAGCCACTACAAAGAGCAGTATCAGTCTCACGAAACGAACTTAGGCAAACAAATCAACAACTACTTCGCTAATCCATATCGTCCGCAGTATGATACAACTGCAGGGCGATTCGTCGTAAATGCGAGAGCACAGATGACCGGCAAAAGACGTGAGGTATTGATGTGTGCCAGCCAGTATTGTACAGGTGCGACTAAGACTGCGTTACGTGACCTAGCGATCCGTGAAGCTAACCTAGTAGGTAACGCAATGAACAGTGCGGTTAAATATGAAAACCTACGCGAACAACGTATGGAAGACAAATGGTTGCAAGTTCGCTTGGCATTTATTCAAACCGGACGAGGTGTATCAGGCCAAGCAATCACAGGTATCGACGGTGCGTTGTCTGCGTTCAGTCGATTTGGGGCAGACCCAGGTGCGGCATTAAGTAACTTGTTAGGTACGGCTGCGTATACAATAGGTGGAATAATTCCTTCACCGAGTTATAATAGAGCTGCTCCGATTGTAGAAGCAACACCAGCTTATAGCCGTGGGTCAGCAACGACACCACGATATGTTTCATCAGTATTGAAAGGATAATTTATGTTTATTGTATCTCCAACCAAAGGTGGCTATCGCGGTGACGTAGTAAATAGTGGCTTCCGTCAAGGTCGTCAAGATGCTTACCGTGATTACATCGACAATTTCAACTTCGCATTGAAGGCTGACGCAGCTAACAATGCAGAGAACCAAAAACAAGTAGAGCGTATTGCAAACAACTACGCGCTACAAAATCAAATGCGACAAGGTGCGCGTAACGAAGCGCTTAATTTCGTGAATGATAGTGCGAAAATTGACGATGCATTGACGTCAGCAGATATTAGCTTCGTGAAAAATGCCGAGCTACGCAACCCAGAAACTGTTCGCCAGTTAGGTGAGTCACAGGCTACTCAAGTCCGTGCGACACAAAACGCTAACGAAAACAACGCTGCATATAAAGCGAATACGGCTCAAACAATGGTTGAGCAACAACCGATCGAAGCCAACGCACGTAAGGCTAAGTTAGAAGCAAGTACAGTGGCAAGTGAGTTCAGCAAACAAAAAGGTTCGCTTGGTTTAGACTCTACTAACTGGTTATCTACCTACGGTGGTGAGAAAGGGTACGAGCCGTACATTGACAGTCTTGTAGATTCACGTGCGAACGAATTAGTCGCAGAAGCACAGCAGCGTGGTGAGGTACTTGACCCGAACGAAGTCAAGCAACAGTTGGCGTCTGATCCACAGTTTATCCGCGACGGTTACGCAGAGTATCAAAAAGTGTTATCGCAAGCGCAGAACCAACATAACTTAAGCGACGGGTATTACACAGACCAAAATGGTAACCCAGTCAATGCTCGTTATGCATCACGTAGTAGAGCAAATGCAGAAGCAACCGGAAGCACAGGCAGACCACAACAAAAGGCTTACAAAATGGGCGAAAGCTTCCAGTCTTTTAAAGAGACTACACCGCATGAATATGTTTCTGAAAATGCGATTCGCAGTGGCAACACAATCTATTTTGCAAACGGTCAGATGATCACTTTCCCTGAAGGTACAAATATGGAAGAAAAGGTGAAAGAATACGCAAACTATGATATGATTAGTAACGTTGAAAAACCAAAACAAAAATAGGTATACCGATGGCAAAACAACTAGATAATTACTTAGAGGACAAGAACGTCCAAGCGTTCTTAGCGCTTATCCGTGACACAGAGGGTACAGCGAAAGGTGCTGACCCTTATCGCGTGTATGGCGGCAGTGCCAAAAACCAAATCAAAGACTTGTCTAAACCAGACTTTAAACGCTGGGGTTTCACCCAAACTGACGGGAAGAAAAACACTTCTTCTGCAAGTGGTGCATACCAGTTCTTAGAACGTACATGGAATGGCCTTGCCAAAGAATATGGCTTAACCGACTTCTCTCCACGTTCACAAGACTTAGGTGCGATAGCACTACTTAAACAATCTGGCGCACTTGATTCAATCGTGAAAGGTGACTTTGATACTGCAGTCAAAAAAGCTAACCGCACATGGGCGAGTTTACCTGGTTCACCGTATGCTCAACACACTCGTAGTAATGACTATGTAGCACAGTCACTTGCGAAACACTTAGGTGAAGATGTAGATTTAGCAAAATACAAAATGCCGGTAGGTGAACCTAGCCCAAAGCAGGAAGCACCGGTGAGCAAGACAGTATCGACTTCGCCTTCGGTGCAGGACAAAGTGACGGAGACGCTCCAAGAAGTAGCGGTGAACGTAGCGACACCAATCGCAGAGAAAGCAGTCAAGTCGCTAGCCGTGAACCTGTTCAGCAAAGTCTTGGATTTGTTCCTACGGAAGTAGCACAGCTAAATGACGGATCGCAAATTGTTCCAGAAAACCAAGCGGAGAGTGCGTTCCTTCAACACGTGGCGAACAACCCTACCCGTACAGATGAAGAAAAAGAACACATCGCAAAAATGGGTTCACTTCTTGGCCCTGATAAGTTCGACCTAGACTTCACTGCGCAACAACGCGCTCAACTCCCTACCGAGTTGGACGAACCATTAAGACGAATGATTAGAGAAGTATAAATATGGGAAAATACGACACGATCCTATTCGGTGAGAGCGGAACAGACAAACCGCAGTATCAATCGAAATACGACAATATCTTATTCGGAACTACTACACAGCCAGCAGAAACACCTGCTGGCGAAGTCGTATCTGAAACACAGGAAAATACAGAAGATCCGCTAGCAGGTTTACCTCAACAAGAAACCAAAAAAGACTTTAATACGCTATTAGGCGACTACGGAATTTCTGCAGAGTACGGTAATAAAATTTCGTACGATGACCTTAACGCGCGCTTAAAAGCGGATAACGTACCTACAGATGTTCGCAGAAACTTACAGCAAGAATGGTTCAAAGGCTATCAGAAATACATCGACCGTCTACAAGATGGCGACGAGAAGAAAGCCCACCAAGAACACCTTAAAGCACTCTCTGAACGTCCTTCTACCTATCTGAAGAATACGTGGTATAACGCGCTAGCGGAAGGCGCAAGTCGCGGTATTGTTGGAACAGAAGCTGCGGCGGAAGGTGTTAAGAACCTAGCGACCAGCTACGTAGGCCTATCAGATGAAGAAGTACTCGCGAAGTATTACCCGGAGTTGGCTGAGCAGGTTAAGAAAGCAGGCGGTGTAGACCAATTACGTCAGATCGGTATGGCCACTAAACTTCAAGGTGAAGACTTATCTGGAATGGGTACAACTGCGCTACACGGTTCAACACCTGAACAACGTGAGTTAGGTACTAAACTACTTAATGCTCTTGCAGATGCTCGCTCGCAAGATGCACTAAACCGTATTGACAAAGAAGGCGAAGAAGTAGTGATGGATGATGGGCGTGTAGTTAAAATGTCTAACCTACAAGCGTCCGACTATTATAACAAAGCACCTTCTCGTATTGCTGGCGAAGACGAAGCAGCAAAAGAGTTTAATGAAGATGTACTTAAATCACTTGCAACAGCTAACGGCTGGAAGCACCTGATTAACGCAGGCGCACAATCTGCTGCGCAAAACGTCCCTACACTTGTCGCTGGTACAGCGGCTGCGTTTGTATCTGCACCAGTTGGTATCGCAATCATGCAATCTGGTAACATCACCGACCAACAGCTACAAGGTATTCAAGATCTAGCTGACAAAGAATACAAAAAGTTACACGGTGAAGATGCGAACGTAACTGACCTATCGTCTGCGGACTACCTAAACTTCCTAACCGACTTGGCTAAAGAAGGCAAAGTATCTGACAAAGCGGCAGAGAGTTTCAAAACTGGTTTCGCGATGACTTTAGCGGAGCAAGCCACTGGCGGTGTAGTAGGTAAATTAGGCTCTAAACTCGCTGGTATGTCTGCGAAGACTTTAGCTGGTAAAATCGCATCAACCGCAGGTGCGCTAGGTATTCATGCAACCGACGAAGGTTGGCAAGAAGTATCATCGCAGATCGTAGAGAATGTGAGTAAAGGTAAACCGTGGAACGAAGGGTTAACCCAAGCATTTGTACAAGGTACGTTCTCACTTGAGGGTGTTGCACAACACACAGCAAAAGGTATCGGTAAATTAAAAGAGATTCGCGATGCACGTACGCAAAATCTGGAGAATGTAACGGAGCAAAACCTTGCAGAATCTGCACAGCTAACCGAGGAAAAACCAGTTGAACAACCAGAAGTAGAACCTTCGGTTGAAGAAATTAACAATAAACTCGCAGATGCACGTGAAGACCAAGACGTTGAGGTTAATCCTACACGTGAGCAGTTACTAACAGAGTATGATGCAATTACAAATGCTATTGGGAAAGGTGAACCTACTCCAGAACAAGCACAACGTATCGCTGAAATCGAGGGTGAGTTTACTACCCAAGAAACAAATGACAAAGGTCAGGCTGTAACCCGTAATGACTTTGCGAAGACATACCGTGACTGGCAAACTGGTCAAGGCGAATTCGCGCAACCACAGGACACGATAGATGAAAGTAGAACTGATAATCGAGATGGCTCGCAAGATGTTGACGGGCAGTCTAACGAACAAGGAGCTGTTGTCTCTGACACCAGCGCAACGGAACACAGTGGTCAAACTAGCGAAACAGTTTCGCCAGTTGAAACCGAAACCACTACCACAGGACATCGCGAGCCCGACACGGGGGCTGTTGAGAATCCTGTTGAACAACCGAACAATAACGAGACAGCGAGCGATCCAACTGGGCTTGACGGACGCACCGGAGAAACAGTCGGTGGACGACGAGAACAGGGAGAATTGGGGCAAGAAGGAAGCCAACAAAGTAGTCAACCTTCGCAAACGCCAAGCGCTGGAAGCACAGACAGCGGAGTACGCGAACGCACGCAAAGCGATAGCGTGGGAGAAACATTAACCGAAATTGAAGGTAAACAGTATCGTAGAACTTCAATTAATAAGCCAACCGAGTCAACAGTTAAGGCGAAAGTATTCCGTGGCGGTAACGTAGAAGGGCGAGGAGTAGTGTGGAGCTCTACCAATGAAGCTGTAGCGCATTTGTACAAATCTAAGAAAGGCGACGCAGTAGCTGAAACCGACGTAGAGTTAAAAACGCCACGCGTAGTTGATGCTAAAGGCGGCCTATATTCGCAGGTTAAGTTTGACCAATCGCACCCAAAAAATGCAGTGGCTAAGAAGTACCCAGCGTTATACGAAGAAGTATCAAAAATGATGTATGGCGACGTGAAGGGTATGTCTAATTTATTCAAAGCTTCTGACCGTCTAGTGTTTGACACCTTAGTAAACAACGCACTTGTAAATGCCGGTGTTATCAAAGGTAAAGTGCATGACGGTGTAGTAATGGAAAACGTCATTGATCCTAGTGGCAAAAGCGGAGAATTTAAGTCTGCTAAGAATGAGCAGTTATTAGGTGATAACGTTGTTACGTTTAACCAAAAAGATTTCCTCGCTAAGACGAAGGAGATATTAGCACCGCAAAAAGAAAAACCTTCAGTTACAGATCTTAAAGTAGAAAAAGAAAACGCTAAACGTCGTGCGATTGAAGCTGCGGTAGCATCAGAGAAAGAACGTCTAGATTCGCCTTATGCGAAAGAGTTCAAGGGTAATGACTTACGTACTAACCAACGCAAAGCACATGAGTTATTAAAAGGTGCGGACGAAAAAACAGAAGAAGAGATTCGCAAGGCTTTCTTTGAAAACACAGTTAACGCGTCTTCTGCGTCGTTCGAAGCTGCGAAGCGCGGATATTTGCGTGCTAACTCACGTAACCCTAAACATGCTGCGTTTAAAGGCAGTCGCGTAGACTTAGTTGGTTTTGACTTTAACGATAACCCAGTCTATAAAGACCAAGAAATCGCATACGAAGACATTAAGAAATCAACTGCGGTTGAAGATAAAGTTACAGAGTTACTCGCTAACCCTGACTTGATCGAGAACATCGCTGAGTTCCACAAGAAAGCTGTAGATGATGCATTTAATGTGAAATACCTAGAAGGTAAACGTGAGCAAGTACTTACAGAAGCGTTACCATATTTACGTGATACTGAAGGTAAACCAATTACAGATACAGCGAAAGTAACAGATAGCGACCTTGTATCACTCGCGATTGACAACGCAGAGCATAAAGTAATTGACCTAAAATCACTACTTGGTCGTTTCTTGAAACGTCTTAATGCCATTCTTTCTGCGGTTGTAGCTGTAGTTGGCGTAGGTGCGATGACTATCCCTCAAGATGCTCACGCACAAGCTGGCTTTGCGACATACGAAAGTGGTCCACAAATTGCAGGTGTTTCTCAAGAAGCCAGCAATACTATTAACTGGGTAAAAGCATCGCATGATAATAATGGAAAAATCTTCGTGGTCGCAGACAAGAACGAAGGTAAGATCCATATCGTAGATAACAATGGTAAAGTCTTAGATACACAAAACGCAATCTTTGGTCGTAACAAGTCTAATGACAACGTAGCTAACTCAACCCCAAGTGGTCGCTTTAAACTACAAAAAGCACTTACTACTAAGGCTGCGGATAAACGCGTATTTGGTGACGACGTTCTAACTTTAACTGACACTGTGACTGGTAACAATATCACTAAGTCAGACGGTGGTGTTATCGCAATGCACCGCTTGTGGAATAAGTCTGAACGTGTCAAAGCGATTAACTCTGCGACAGCGAGCGACAACTATATGTCTGCTGGCTGTATTAACGTACCTACCGCGTTCTATAACTCTGCGGTGGATAGCCTAGACGGAGCGATGGTGTATATCTTAGATAACAAAGATGCGCCAAAAGCCGGTAACGCTACGCAAAAAGTAGCGAAGTCTAGTACCAATACTAAGACAGAATTTGCCAAAACTACGCCTGCTAAACAAGGTAAGTTCGGTGTATCTAAAGTTAAGTTTAGCACTGCAGATCTTAAAGCGCTTGATACCAGCTTGACCAAAGAGAAAGTGCAGTCAACCTTGAAACGTGTACTTGGCGACCATGCGAAGAATGTAACAGTTATCTCACGTGCTGACTTTAACTCAACTCAAGCTTCGCATTATATCAATAAGAACGGAATAGAAGGGTTCTACGATGATGCTACAGGTCACGTGTATATCGTAGCTGACGGAATTCACGCACAGAACGGACTAAGTGCGGAAGATCGTGTAGGTTTTGTTGCATGGCATGAAATGACACACTTAGGGTTAGATACCAAATACGGTAACGACCTACGTGCTATCCTACAGTCCGCGGCATCGAACGAGACCATCGCAAAACTCGCAGATAAAATCCAACAGGAACGTATTAACCGTGGCGAAGCTGTGGCAGTCAACGACGACATGGCTGTGGAAGAAGCGTTAGCTGAACTTAATGCAGCGTTAAAAACTGACAACGTGAAGGCGTTGGAAGACCGTTACGGTGTCACTATCCCAGAAGGCCTACGTAGTCAAACCGAGAAAGCCACAGATAACTTGTTCACTCGTATTCGCAACGTGGTACGCAAGTTACTCGGTAAACCTGTGATGACTAACCAGCAAGTGAAAGACTTGTTCGCAGGACTAGATGAATCTATCGCTAAACACGCTGCGCCAGAAGCTGTGGCAATCACTGCGAGACTAAATGAAATCGCACACGACGTAGAGCAAGGTGTAAACTTAGACGTTGACTACTCAGTCAAATCAGCAGTCCAAGCCGTACAAGACTTTATGTCTAACTTCGCAGAAAGCGTAACTGACAAATTAACAGGTGAGAAACATTCAAGCTCGATTGCAGATCCAGCAGGTTTCAACCCTAACTCCATTGATACCACACGCGTACAGAAACAACGCATCAAAGGTGGCTTGACTACTCGTGAGCGTTTATTTGAAGCATTCGCAGATTCGCAATTCTCTGCGATTAAATATATCGGTGGTTACAGCACTGCGCTTGCGCACAAAATCAAAACTACGGTGAACGCTGTAGCACACAAACAAAAGCAATTCCAGAAGAAAGTATTTGCGTTTAGTGACATGATGCGTGAAGCAGCGAAAAGCCGACCTGACTTGTATACTCGCAAGAACCGTCAAGCGATTGATACAGATGTAATGGTAGTAACTACCGCACTTTCTGCGGTGACTAAGTCAACTAGCGCACTATCTTCAAACGAAGCGATCCGTGAGAAGTATACTCGTCTGTTAGACGGCTTTGACTATACTGACGCTAAAGGTAACGTCCAACACAAAAATGGCCTTCGCGAAGAATTAGCTGCGTATGGTTACGATCCTGCTAACCAGTCAGCGATTGTGTACACACCATATCAGCTTAAAAAGCTCAACCAAATGTACGCTAAAGTTAAAGAGTATGAAGAAATCTTAGCGACTTTTGATAAGAACAAGAACGTTCTTTTAAATGAAGCAGGCTTAACTCGCGAAGAAGCGTTAAAACAACGTAAAAACTGGCGTGGCCACAACGGTATGACTAACGCTGATGCATACAACGCAATCACAAAAGCAGTTGAGCAAGGTAAGATCGACGTAACCTACGACGGTAAACCTTGGTTAGATTACATTAAGGACGTTGGCTTTACTAAAGATAAAGGCTTCGCAGATACTAGCAAGAATTATGAACTCAGCTATGACAAACTAAAAGTAGACGGGTTCTTATATCCGTTAGTAGACACTTACGTAAAAACTGCGAAAGAGTTTTATCAGTATCAACATGACAACTTAGGTTCTGATTTAACTGGACAGGTTAATGAAAACCCATTCTTCACCCCAACTATGGGTAAAGCGTCAGAGATTAAAACTAAGTCCAACATGGTAGGCGATACTTTCTATATTGATGAAAATCGCCAGATTGAAGACCGTATCAACGATGCAATGGCTGCGGAATGGCAAGGCCAACACATGGGTCGTGCTTGGACTGGTTCTGGTACACTAAACAACCTTAACACTTTAGCCGCACTTTCTGCGAAACGTGTGGGACAAACTGAAGTCGGAAAAGAAATCTACAAACTCGGCATGAAAGGTGATTTCAAAATTCGCGTGGTTACCACTACCGACCCTAACTTCGGTGAAGCCAAGGGTTACTTAATCACTACTTCAACCAAAGGTGGTAACAAGCAGTACTTAAAAGTGTCGCTAGATAACGACCGTGCGAATAATGCACTGTTTATGGATAACGTCATCACGCCTAATAATGCATTACTCGATATCGCTCGCTCTGTACGTAGTGTGTTCTCTGTTATGATCACAATGATGCCTGCGTTCTCTGTATACAACGCATGGAAAGGTTTCGGTGAAAAACGCTCACAAATTAAAGCGTTCGCCATGAACAAAAAAGTGGGTTATTTCTTTGAAGACTTAAAAGACCAAAGCGAAGGATACAGAGCTAAGTTTGCTGCAGAGCTATTTAGACGTAGCTACGCGAATGTGATTGGTGGTATGTTTAACCGTGGATACTTACGTGCAGCACTCGCAATGGCTTTAGCAGAAGGTGATAAAGCACCTAAAGATTCTAAGTTCCGTGAGTTCTTACTGAAATCTCCAGAAGCTAAAACAGCGTATGCTCGTTTACAAGGTATCGCAAATAATGGTGGCATCTCAACACGTGCAGACGCATTTAAGTTTAGTCAAGAAGAACTACAACGTGCGTACGAAAAAGACGGTATCATTGGTGCGGTATCTCGCAATATCGCACAAGCACAAACTAGAGCATTGACCTTCACAACTGCAATGGAAATGGTGTCAACCCTTGCGACGGTAGACACGTTACAAGAAATGGGGTTGAGTGAGAAGAAAGCAATCGAAGCTAACTTGTGGTTTATGAACTTCAACGACAAAGGCGCATCTGCTTTATCCGGTATTATGCGTAGCGTAGTACCTTTTGCCAATGCAACTGCGCAAGGTGCAAGATCTACAACACGTAGCTTAGAGACTAAAAATGGTTGGGTGAACTTCGCCCACCAAGCAATCTTCCGTGCAGCGTGGTTAGGCGTAGCTGCGATGGCTATGGAGATGTTCCCATGCGAAGACGGTGGAGATAAAGAAACACTGCGTGACTATAACTCTGGTGAGTTGATGCGTTCTACTCCGTTCAAAATTGGCTGTCTTGGTACATTACGTTTACCAATCGCCTACGGTGCGGACATGATTTCTGCTGCTGTCGGTACATCTGTATATCAAACGGTCGCAGGTAACTGGGACTTACCAACTGCAGTTAAGCACGTATGGCACGCCACAGCGGAGAACATGAACGTAGCGCCAACACCACCTGGGGATTCTAATATCTTTGAAACGGTAGCAGCACCTATCACACCTCGCATGGTACAAGTGATGTACAACGTGCTACGCGACAAAGATGACTTCGGTAATAAAATCTCTCGCCAAGGGTCTGACAACCTTAAAGAGAAATGGGCGGCAGGTAAGAACACTACCGCTGATGCTTGGACGCTACTTGCGAAAAGCTTTGATATGGCAGGTGTTAATATTACCCCAGAGCAAGCGAGATACGTGGTGTCAAGCTTCGCTCCACCTTTAGCAGGACTTGTTGATGCACTTGATAAGCCGTTGCAAACCCAAGCTGAACGTGAAAGCCCAGCCGTAACGCGCATGTTAAAAACTGTAGGTGTTGTTACCGGTAGTAAGACTATTATTAAATCGCAGCAATCACCTAGCCAACGTACGTTCGCTCAAGTGAACAACAACCTGTCGCAATACAAAGATATTGTAGATGAAATTAACGTTTCGGCTGAACGTAAAGAACTTAAGTTTGGTAGTGCGAGTGCGAACACCCAGTCTTGGTTAAAACGCAAAATCGCAGACGGTACGTTCAAGAAAGAAGACGAGGCGAAAGTAAGAGTAATACTTGACTACCAAAAACGTCAGAAACAAATTTCAAGTTCTAAATTATCTGCGGATAAAAAGAACGAGAAATACTACCAAAGTAACCGACGCTATCTCGAAGAGATGCACGCACTAGAGGATAAATAATGATTCTAAAAGCGAATAATTTTACTAAACAGATCTGCTTGCGAATTAGACGAAACGAGTTCGCAGACTGCTGTAAAGAAGTGGAGCTGCATATCCTGCCGCTCCTCTGTGAAGAACCACCTAAACGGGTGTATTGTTACACCCCTTGCGGTGGGCTAGAAACTATTGAAATAAAACGTGAACAACCACTAACTTTAGTGTATGATATGTTCAACTATGATGACGAGGGTAAACTCTGCTTCTTACTCGACGGAGAGTTCGCCAAATTAGACTGCGGTCGTTACGTCGCAAAAGTTATCGCCTGTGGCTGTGAAGTGTATGAGTTCCAGATCGATAAACGCGAAAGTATCAAAGTCTCCGGCATTGTAGCGGATAATCGAAACAGTTGCTGTGAGGGTAAATATGGCTGCTAAGTTGCTACCAGGTTATTTTTCAAACCTAACGACTGTGTGGGAATCAGACGATACGTCTATCCCACTTAAAGAAATTCATGTGCTACTCTCTCGCCTAAGTGTTGGCGAATGGACTACGGTGTTGGTACAAGATACCGTAGGTTTCGAGGTAGTAAAAGTAATTAACCACCAAGGTACTATCGCAGTGGAACGTGGTCTAAGTGGTACACCTGCTAGACGCTTCCCAGTAGGTGCGTGTGTATCTTTCGTCCCTAGTGATGAACTACTTAAAGCGATGATCTGCGAGACAGATTGTTGTGAAAATGGGGTGGATAAATCGTACGGTGCTGTCGCTGATGCTCCGAGTAACTTCGAGCTAGAGACATTACCTACGCACGTGGTCGGTGGGCTTAACGCGTTGTTAGGTGAACCTGCTGGCTTTATGAAAGTGAACGGCAAGAAAGTGCCGTATTATGAATAGGAGTTGTGTATGCAATTTTTTAATTTCAAAGATTATGCGAAGTCTTGGTCTACTTGGGTATTAGCCGGTGTAACTGTAACCCCAATCTTAGACGCTAACGTACAAGCAATCGCAGACTTCTTACCTGCTAGCTGGAAACCTTACTTTGTGACAGCGTTAGGCGTGGTAGGTTTAATCGTTCGTGCAATCAAACAAAAGGGGTAATATATGGCGTGTGGCGGTTGCGGCAGTGTTCGTGGTATGACTAAACCCGAAGTTGCCAATTATATCCAAGAACTGATCGACAAGCATAAATTGCAAGGCGGTCTAAATGACTGCGAAAATAACATTCTTCCACAAGGTGCGAAAGTTGTATTATGCGACAAGTTAGCAGACTTAATCTGCGACTTAATCAAAACCGAGAAAGTTTGTTTCCCTACAGTTGAAAGTCTCGCATACGACGCCGACACCGAAACATTAACGCTTACCTTCGGTGGTAAAGACTATACTACACACATTCGTGTACAAGGCTCAACAATTACTGGGTCTGGTAACCAAGGTGTGTATACTATTTCTCAAGATGGGAAAGAAGTCGTTACTATCGACACCGGTGTTCAAGACGTTAAAATCGAAGACGGTAAATTAAAAGTCGCTAAGTCTGGTGGTAAATCAGCAGAGTTTGACTTACCTAAACCAGTTGCTACGACAATTACCAACAACAATAACGGTACAGGCTCTATCGCCTATGGCGACACTACAATCAATGTAGTAACCAAACCAACAGTTGCTAAAGACAACAACGACGGTACTATCACTGTAACTAACAGCGATAACTCAACCGTGACTTTCAAGAAAGGTGAATGTGCAGACATTCGCGTTGTTAATGCCTTTGGCGATTTAGAGTTAGGCTTTATTCACTCCCAAGGTTGCGAAAACGCAAGCGGTGCATATGAGGACGTAGATGCCTTATTACCTGCAGTCGCTGAAGCACCTGTTGCTACCCCAATCCCAGTTGGTAATGCCCCACAATAATAGAGGTAACGAATGAAACAAATCCGTGTAGTTACACCTAAAGACCTTGGTCGCGGTATCAAGGCTAATGGTGCGAAGAAAAAATACGAAGTTGACCTTACCCAGATGGTCGACAACAAAACTGTTCGCGTAAACGAACAGGGTAATCTTGAAGTTATCAAAGAGAAGTGCGTACAAGTGTTAGACTTAAATAACCTTGTAGATGCGGAAAACACAGGCGCACTTAAACGTTTAGGCAGTACTTGTTTCTATGGTGACTTCAACGCTGCTGATGCACGCACTGCGATTGGCGCACCGGTTGATTTTGGTAAATTTGATGTGGAGAAATCACGCGCAATCACTGCTAAAGAAGATATTACTTCTGGTCAACAACTAGACTTTAATGGTTGGCAAGTCGCAACAGATCGTGAAGTTCACCAATACATCTACTC